CAGGTGGACATCACACGTGCTTTCTCTACCTAAGAGAGGAATTGAACCTCTTTTAATGCATTTAAGCAACGACTAGCCTTCGATGACTAGCGGACTACCTTGTCCCACGTGTGAATGGTTCTTGTCTTAGCTTTTGCCCTGACCAGTGGGCGTCAATATTTGTATCACAATCAAGTGAGGTAACCGCGCGTATTAACCATGGAGGTTTGCATACGCGCGTGGAATGAATTGCGCAGTTTCCTTGTTCATCGTAGCCCGTTGGTACCGCCTTTCACCTGTCCACGCGGTGATGGTTTGGTGAAATTGCCGACGGCAGACTTCCTTCCTGACTGCCCGCCATTGTTGGAACGTCGGCGGGCAGAATCCTGAAGCCGTCGTGCCGCCATGTCCTCAGCAACAGGTTTCAAATTAGTTGCCAAAGCGCCCAAAGCTCCGCCAACGATTGGCCTGCCCATTGTGGCGGCAAGCATAGCTGCAGTACGTACGATGGGGTAAACGGTGGGAATTGCCGTCTTTGCCTTCTCAGAAATCCACGAGAACCATTTGCCCATGTCGTTGTAGCCTTGAGGGCACCCAGGTGGCAAAGCGTTAGCCACGAGGTTATACAACACGAGTGCGTTTGGATCGTATGTGGCAGAAGGCTGCGACAATGCGAGGAACATAGGACGGTTCGCGGCGGGCAAGCGTTCTATTCCGACCCTCCATGTGACGAACAATGTCGTCGACGATGAAAGGCCGGTAAAATAAGCGCCCGTGGTGTTCATGCGCGAAAAGTGCGTGGTTGGGAAGCTGTTGTTTGGGATTGGCTGTCCTGCTGAGTTACACGAAGCGAACGACCCGAAAATTGCATCCTCCGCTGAGGGTGAGGGGTAGAGATACCCCGAACCCTTCCCCGCGACGGGGTTATTCTGCGAAAGAACAAAATTACGCTGGGTAACCGATTGAAACGGGTTGTCCGTCTGAAACTTAGCAGTATTGTAACAGCCATCCTGTGCAGCCCAAGTGTGCGCGCCAGGCATGATCTTCGCCTCCGCCAAAGTGTTGGGCGGACAACGAAACCAAGTATTCGGAGCAGTCGCAAATTGTATGCGCTCCGCTGGATCAGTGAAATCCTCATTCTTGGCAGCCATCTCGTACGAGTTGCCGTACTCGTAAACTGTGACAGATCCCTGCTTGGAAATCTGGGCGGTTGTGTTGACGACCTCGAACCCGGAGTACACCAAACGGTATACGCCGAGGTCGGTTGCGTCGAAATCCACAAAATCGTCCAGGTGAATTCCCTGCAGCTCATGTGCCGAATCCACATCGGGATCGACAAGGCAATGACCTGGGGTGAATGTCATGTTAGTGTCGCCAGGGCCGTCGCTCGGGACTGAATTGATAAGCAGTCCGTCCATGCGAGAGACTAATGGAGATCCGCCATGCTCCGGAATGATGTATTCAACGTCGCCGGCTCTATCAAACATGCCAGGCCTTGCGTAAACGGCCCGTATTGTAGACTCCTTACCAGATCCTGGCTGAGCGTAGTCTACAGGTGAAAGCACAATGTGGCAGTCCCACGTCTCGCCTTCGGCAAGTGCCGCTGGTGCAGAAATGGTCTTCGACTGCCGTACTTTAACCACAACGGTTGGTTCGGTCGAGATGTCAGGGTAACCCTTCAAATTGTCTAGCTGGAAGTCATGAAATGGGTCCAATGCCGACTTGAGCCAGTCACACCCTTCCGGGGTGATGAGTCTCTCTTTGCAAAGCTTATCTAGCGGGTCTTTCGACCGCACTATTTCAGCAAGACGGTGAGCTTCGGTTGCCATGGCTTCTCAAGTTCCAAAATGAAGATAAATTTCAATTTCGCACACCTATCAAAGTGTGCAAGCACGTAGCTTTCGAGGGGTCAATCTCTCACTCACCCCTACCGATTCGGCTAGCTTTGCCTAACGGATAACATACGCCAAGAACCATCCCCCGCATTACACGAGTAGAAAGAAAGCGTATGGTGAGAGGGATGCCACACGCCCGACTCACGCCATAGAGGCGGAGTCGGACGTGTCTATGTCCCCTTCCTCGTCATCGAGGCCTGCAGCGACACACTCTTGAAGAGCAGTGGCATAAGAGCCTGCTAACTCGTCAATAGTACACTCAGTCTTGGGTAAGATCTGAGCCGAGGTTGCAGAAAGGAGACTGGCAGCGGGACCCGACATGCGGACTGTGCACTCAGGCTCTTCGTCCGGGTCGAAATCCCCTCCGGGGATCTGAAATGAGTCTAGTTCTTCCCATGTCGCACATTTTGACAATGCTTCGAGCCATGCCTCGCATTCTGACGAGGACCCGAAGTTGATCTGCGTGGCGATGGCCTCGAGCATCATTGGGACGTCATCATCACTGACGCAATATGGCCCGCCGGCGACGCGGTAAAACATGTCCCTGTCACTCGCAAGCAGGTGTGCCATCTCTTCAGAAAGGACAGGACGACCTTCGTCATCAACCTGCACAATGCCTTCATATGTGTGTAGGTCAACGTCGTACATGCGAGCGACTGCGATGAGATATTCACGAATACCAGGAGTCTTTGAATCGGTTGTCCAATACCCGTGAAGCTTGAGCTTATACTTCTCCAGGTCACCATTACGGGCGATCGAGATCTTGCGGCATGCCTTGGCGACATCCGCATATGAAGCAAGCGATTCTAAAGGCTTCGGGTAGTGGCGTCCCAAGAAGAATGTGCCGTTTTCTGGGCGCGCAAATGACACCTTGAGTACCATCCCGATGGTCTCTGTGACAAAAGTGGCGGATTCGTTCCAATCCGCATCACAGATCTTCGGGAGGTGGGCACCCACACCGTCGTCTCCGAACTTCGGTCCGATGACGGCGTATGGTATGCTCCAGATGTCGGGCGTTTTGTCCTTGAACATAAAATCGCCCCAATAAATGTGCGAAAGGTTCATGCTCTCGGCATAACGCGTAAGCGCCGTACGGATGGTGCTTTTCTTGACAGTGCCAAGGTCCAGCTCCTTCTTGTGTCGCAACCGATAAATGTATTTCGTGACTGCAAAACACGTCGTGACGTACTCAATGAAGGCGGCAACAAGTGTGTTGAGCTCCGTGGTAACACCTGAGCCGCTGTTGTTCTTGTAGCCGGTTCCAATCAACTTCCCGTTGAGCATCGTCGTTATGTCCACGTTGTCCTTGAGAGTTTTCATGACCTCATCGTAGTCGGACGGGTGAACAAACGCCAAGACGAACTTGGTGAAAAGCGAAGTGTAGATGTACTCGCTGATCGTCTCGTCCATTTTGGTGTAGTCTGTGTCGTGCACACCGCTCACCGGGAAATTCTCACTTTCTTCGCTAGCTTCCGTGGCAACCTGCGTTAGGTTGCGGATAGCAACAGCGATGTCATGTGGTGATGCCCCGGGCATGAAGAACCCGCAGTGTTTGAGTACTTCTTTGATGAGAAGGCCGACCCTGCCAGTCTGAATTGCCATCTCCTCACTCAACTGCGTGATTCCTCTCGGCGCGGCGCTAGCCTTTGGCCCCACCTCGTTTTTGAGGTTAGTCTTCGGGAGCGCTGGGCGAGCGTCAAGTTCGACGTGGCGCTGCAGACGGGCGGCCTGCAGTGCCTGAGTGCGCCGGTCATAAATGACCTGCGGAGCGCATAGGGGCACAGATCCCAGGGAAACACCGGATTCGCCTGAGACCTGGTCGATGAAGCGATTAAGCAGCATGTCAAGAACTTCTTTGAAATTTTCCGGCGGGTCGATCTTGTTGCTGTACTTTTTAAGCCTCTTCATCTCGTATGCGTCATGCGCTGCGTCGGACTTGGTGTCGGCCACGCCAGGGCCGCCGCCGAACGCATTTGGCGCAGCGTCGGTGGCGACCCCGACCTCGGCAATGTCGTCGTCAAGTGACCCACCTTGACGAGTGTACATGATGTTAGGCCGAGGTCTGTACTCGATCGGAATTCCGAAGAATGAAACCAGCAAAGGCTCGATACCTCCTGGGCGCCATATCGTATGCATCTGCATAGTGCGCTTGACTTCGGAGACGCCATACCCTTTTGGGCGGTTCTTCCCCATGAGGCTAAATACCTTGTACTGGTTCTCTGTAAGCTCGACTGAGCTGTCTGGCCCCATATCGTAAGCACTTTTAATGTTAAACGTGGGGCTGGCAGCTTCGCCAAACAATCCGAGCAAATACGTGTCCTGTTTTAGTCGCGTGTCGCCCTGGACCACGACGACGTTGTTTGCTTTCTTAAGCGGTACGCCGTCGAGCGGGCTGCCCTGGGTCACGTTCATCATCATATCGCAAACAGACTTCGACAAGGTAGTCGTAGTGTTGCGCGCCAACCAGACCCACTTGTGGTGTGAGCCCTTTTGGTATTGGGTAATGACGTTGTACGTGGTGAACGCGATGCTCCCCAGGTGGTCAATGAAGATGAAATCGTTCCCCGAGTAATTCCAAGGGCGCTGATCATGATATGTAGCGCCGTTGACCCGTGAGACGCGCTCAGTGACCACAACTTGCTGGTCTGCGTTCACGGTGTAATACCACACGGAGTCCGTACCGACACCCGCAAGCTTGTTGTACTCGGG